CCATCAGGAAAATACGGGTTCATATCAAGAAGCGACCGAACTTCGTTGGGGTTCATTATGCACTTATCAATGGCGATCTGGAATCCTTCCATCTGGTCCTTAAACGCACCACGCAATAAACTCCGCATTTCAAACTTCGCATAATATCGCTTCTTCTCCTCTTCAGTAAGGAGGTCGCGGTAAATAGCCTTTTCAATGTTTACGACAATCGGTGTGAGGGCGTGGGTTACAAAGGCCAACATGAATTGTTCTGAGGAAGCATATGTGGTCGGAGAATCCCCAGCTTGAATCAACATCAGCGGAACCCTAAAGAGAGATGCTATCCGGGCCTCCGTGAATTTTTCGTTTTCAAGGAATTGCTGATCGACTAATTTAATCGGGGGAAACTGGATTTTCATTCCCTCATCAATAAGCATCAAGTCTTGAGCGTTATTCAGACCGGCGTATTTCTGTTTCAAGCCTTCCCGAAGGTTAGCATAGGATTGAGCGTTAAGTGTGCCAGGGTGTTCTATGATAGCGCCAGGGTGCATCCCTTTTCCGAAATAGTGTGCCTTAAACTTCTCGCTGGCGATCCCAACACCGATTGATTCACGAGCATAGGCTATGGGGTTAAGACCGCTAAAGCCGTTGAGGGTAAGCCCCTTGACATGAAAGATTTGATCTTGCGGATATGGAATAACGCTCTGCCCGTCAGCCGAAGTAATGGAATAGGTAATAGACCAGTCTGGGTTCTGCTTAATTTCTTTTACACGGTCTGGATTGATGGGAAGGACTTCTCGCGTCTCCCCCCTAACCATGTTCTTAAACCCAAGGAAATCACCGCGCAGGGACGTATGGGCAACACTCATCCCCCACATTTCGGGGGCAGTCATCCATGAATTAGGTTGGTCATGCAGAATGCGATATAGCCTATGGGAAAGAGCCTTGTTGGTCGTCGCTTCTTTCCCTTTACCGTTAATCTCCATGAGGTGACAAGGCATCTGGGAGATTGACTGGTACAGGACTTTAACGCAGGCGTAAACGGTGATAAGTCTCATCGCCGTCTCAGAGTTTACGGCAACGCCAGAAGAGGTAGAACCACCGCCGAAATATTCAGTAATCAGTTTCGACAACTCGTGACTGCTCATCGCTTTCGGCCTTGGAAGCCGTGACATAAACATCTTACTCATTCAGGGTCACCCATCATCCAGCCCATGAGCATTAGAATAAGGCCGCAAACGGTAAAAGAAATCCACGGAGAATACTGGTAAAGGCCGTAACCGAACATAATCAATCCACCGAGGAACAGAAAAAGGCGCACGTCCAAGACGGGCTTACAGAGGGAAGTAAATGCCGCAACCGCCCCCACAATCTTCGCCTTCAGCTTATCTTTGATATTCAAATAGAACCGCCCTACACTCGATTTCATAAGTCTCTGGGATATTATTTGGGCCGGACATAATTTAAGGCAACCGTTATCTCACGGCAATATGCGATAGATGGAAAGGATAGGAAAAATTAGGAAAGGGCAATGGCGTCTCCGCTCTTTTTATTGCTGCGGTCAAAGTCCAAAACTGACTCACGGGTAACTCTCCGTGTGCCACCCTTCTTCACGGACACAAGGTCGCCGCTGGCAATCCAATTCCTGATGGTTCGCTCAGTGACACGAAAATATGACGCAACCTCTCCGGTAAGTAACATCTGCTTGTTCGGTAGTTCGTTCATTTAGCCTCCCCCTTCTTGTAGTCCTTCACACCTCTATTATATTCTTTATCAAGACAATTCTTACACGGCTCCACGCGCATTTTTAGGCCGCTTTTGGATGGGACGTTTGTATCGCAGTTGTTACAAAGCCCCTTACCGCATCTCGCGCAGTAAACGTCGAAGTGTATTTCAACATTGAACTTAGGCATTTATAAACCCCCTCCTAAAGTGACAACCTGTTCACAATCTCTTCGACGCTCAACCCCTCATAAGAGGACTTCTGGGGGGCGCCCTTCAAATCCCGACTCTTAAGACCCTCGGCCATTGCTAAAGCAACCGCACCATCAATCCTAAACCTCGTAGCCGCCTTATCTAATTTGCGATTACCTGCCGCGTCACTAATAGCCATTGCGTTTGAGATGTTCCAAGTAAGGCATGGTTGGCCGTCATGAACCAACTTGCGCTCCAAGACACTTACCTCAAGAGCCTCCACCGCCTGCGTCATGGAAGCATAACCCTGCCCCCAAGGAACTAACCTCATCGCACCCGCACGAGGCTTATCCTTCCCGTCAACGTAACAGTCCAACCCGATCTCCTGCATTGCGTTCATCAGGTCATCTATCCGATAACGGTCGAAAGCCATGCCGATGATGGTATATATCCGGGTGATCTCTGCTAACTCTTGAGCGATGAATGAATATTGAACCGCCCTTCCTGGTGTCGTCTTAATAAATCCCTGTTTCTCCCAGACGGTATAAGGAACGCGGTCGCGCTTCTCATGATCTATCAAAGACTCCTTCGGTTTCCAGAACCACGCCCTAACCCGATCCCGTTCCCCGCCCGAAACTCCGATAAGGGCCGTCAAGTCCGTCTTGCCCGACAAGTCTAACCCCAGGTAGATTCCTTCCCCACATTCAATGGCGGAATCACCAAAACACGCTTCCCACTCAGCACGAGGAATAAAAGGACTGGTTGCTGATGTGCGTTGGTTGCAATAAAGATTCCTAAATGCTGCCTCAAAGGAGGGCATTCTCTTGGCTCTCGCGGCGGCGGTCCTCATTTCTGTTAAGGAACGGAAGTCTCCCAGGGCCGGATTAGCTAAGGGCCAATTCTTTTCATCAAAAACATCTTTATCTTCTGGAATCTCATATAAGTGGCAAACGGTAGATGGGTCTTTTCCCTTTATCCCGTCATCAATTAGTTGGGAAAGTATGTGCTGCGGATCATTTGACTGAGTGGAAATAATAATTCCAAGTTGTTCTTCTCTCGCCCCGCCTGCGGTATCGAAGGCATCGTATAAATCTCTGTTCTTGGCCTGCGCTAACTCATCATAAATCCAGACCGTAGGATTTAATCCCATCTTTGTCCCGGCTTCTGCCGACACTGCCCGGTAGATGGACCCGTTTGAATAACAGAGCATCGTCTTGGTGCTGTCAATGATCTTTACATAGGCTCCGAGTTCAGCATCCGCCCTTACTATTTGTGCGGCGTATTTAAAGACGATGGATGCTTGATCGCGGTCGTTAGCAGCCGAATAAATCTCTCCGTTCACAATCGCCTCTGGACCAACAAGATGAACCAAAACAAGGGTTCCAATAAGGGCCGTGTTATGTGTTGGAATACAACCGTGACCACAAAGGAATATCTTATCGCTTGAATCTACTTGGATGCACTTTGTCGGAAATGTTTCAACCTCCTCACACGACACTATAGTTATTGTCCCACTTCTCTTTCCGAGCGATTCCGGGACAAGGCACTGTTTACGGTAGAGTCTGAATATTTTATTATCCTGTGAGGCTGGGAACGCAACATCATATTTTTTACAGATTATGCGGCCATTCATTTTGGCATCACGTTCGTGGATTGTTGCCTTCAGTCCGAGGGAACGAGCAAGCCGCCAAACACCCGTTGCGAGATCGTGTCTTATTGTTGTAAAACTACATCTTGCTGTTGTTTGGCCGCCGCATTTTGTTACAGTTCCATCCGTATCCATTAACCCTTGCAATAATGCCCATCTCTGCTCCTTACCAGCAGAAAAGTATATTTCCGGGATGTGCTTATTTTGCAGCAAGTTATTTCTTCTGAGGTCTTTTTGGAGACAAGGTTTTGTTCTATTTTTAATCCCGTCCGTTACATGGATTGTCGCAGATCGATCCTTGCACCTGCTTACCGTCGCCTTTATCCCTGTATCTCTTATGATTTCACCCAACATGAAATCAATGTCTTGATCGCCGCACGTTATTTGAGGACTGCAAGAATTACCATCGCCAAGCCATAGTCCTAAAAAATATGGAGGGATTGGGAGTGGGATATTTTCAGATTCTAATGATTTTGCACATTCGATTTTATGGTTGTTTTCGTTGATACCATCAGGCCGAGGTATCTTGACGCTCTGTGCTATTTGGGGTGTCGTCACAACGTCACTAACATATTTCCCCCCGCTCCCAGAACCATTAATCCTTGTGTTTACCCAAGGCCGGTATCTATGCGACGTCACCCATTGGTGATCTTCATCTGCAACAACAAAAGAACCATCGCTAAATGTAAGCTTCCAGCATCTTAAATTATAATGAACATCCGAAACAAACGATACATTGACTGGCTTCCCGTCTCTTCCATAGACACAATCACCCTCTTTAATATCCGCCATTGTTTTCCATCCAGAAGGTGTTGGGATGGGGGTGTCGAGCGCAAGTCCTTTCCCATTTTTCCGAGCAAGCGAAAGTATTGCCCGCCTAACTATTCTAAGACACTGGTTTGCTGTTCTTCGGGTAGGATTATAGATGTCTTTGATAAATAACTGCTCGGCGTGATTTAGTTTAAATGTTTTTCCTTGCTCCTTTCCAGAGGGGATAATAAGGTTTCCGATAAAATCATATATTAATTGGACCCTAAGAGAATATGTATATTTCTTTAGCCAATACGAATCCAGCTTCCACCATTCATTAGAGAATTTAAGATCACGATCAAGCAGGCTTGATAGGGAAGCCCGGTCTTTATCTGATACTTTTTTAAATTTAACTTCTTGGAGATTATCTGCTACCACTACCCGCCCCAATCAACCCACGAAACTTACTCTTATCCTTGTCGCCGGGAGAAATCGACAACCTTGCCCTCGCTGCCGGAGTCAATCCAAACTCAGACGCATAACGGATCATATCACCAGCAGCCTTGTTAGCTATCCCAATAAGACAGTTTTGGATGATATTACCGTTGCTGGTCTTATCAATTAAACCAGCCAAAACACCGCCCTTCTTCACTCGCTCTTGAATCTGTTCCTCTGCCGTTCTCCAGCGAGAGTAGGCCGCGCAGTAAGCCGCCAAAGACTGTTGGTCAATCCCCGTTAGAACCCCCATGTTATAAAGACCCTCCGCAATCCGGTTCCATTCCTCTTTGCCGTATGCGTCCAAATGAACGGGTGGCTCCGGCAAATCGCTTGGCGGGGGAGTTGGTTCGTTCTGGGGCAACTTCTGTTTTCCCGGATTCCCCATGAGAACCTTTAGATTAGTTGGTAATGGCTTGCGGCCACTCCCCTTTCTTGCTGGCATTTTATTACCTCACTTATTGAAGGGGTGCTTAGGATCTAAGGGATAACCCCTCTCATCACATGCCTGTGAATATCCGTGATTGTCTGCAATTCTGTCCGTGCCGGAGTGACAGGTGGCACATGCCGACTCAAGATTCTTCTCATCCCAAAACAAAACAAGATCGCCGTGGTGGGGCTTTTTATGATGCACAATCGTACCCGGCGTCTCACGGCCCGCGTCCAAACACGGCTGGCAGAGAGGATGAAGGTCTAAGTGCCTCTTTGCCGTCTTTCTCCACCTTTGGCTGTCATAGAGCCGGTTATGGGGCTTCTCCCATATGTGCGTTTTATTACCCATAAAATTAGAATGTCTCTACCTGCAAAAACCTGTCGGCCATTAAGAAGTCTACTTGTGCCTCTAACTCTCGCCTATCTTTTATAGACAACATCCGCTTGGCTGTTTCAATCCGGTGCCATGCCTTAAATTTAGGGCTTTGAACAAGCCTACCAAATGCTTCTTTTTTATTCTGCGGTTGGTCGCGGTGATTCCTTGACTCACAAACAGCTCCAGAGGCGGGGTGAATTATTCTAACGCCAGATTCGACCTTGTTTTGATTTTGCCCCCCCTTCCCCCCCCACCGAAAGGTCTGAACAATAAAGTCATCCTTGGTAATAGAAAACACATATTCCTTATTTTTTGCCTTGTTTTCTTTTAGTCTCATTATTCTCCCTCATAACTGAAAACTCATGGCCGCATTTAGGGCAGGCGATAATCTGTGGCTTCTCAATCTCCTGTTCCAGTGGTTCTCCACCCCCAACACCTTCCTGTGGTGCCCCCCACGACTTCGGAATATCAACTCCCCAGTCAACTAACGGGAGGTCGTCATATTGATTTGCCAGAATCTCGTAGTCCCACTCCCCGTACCCATCCGCGTTATCAACAATAATAAACCTACGCCGCTTTTCCTCTGGCCAAGCAGAGGCATCCTGTACCCAAGCACTTGGAATATCACTTTTACTTTTAAGCCCCAACCCCCCTCGAAAGGCATCATCCTTCATAGCCTCGGAAACAGCACGGTATCTTTGATTCCCGCCCAGAATTATTCCATCGGCTACAACGATTCCCCTCTTCTCAAGGAACTCAGGATCACGCTTTATAGACTCAACAAGCCTTTGAAACTTAATATCCCTAATAACACGAGGATTATTAGGGTTCGGTCTTATTGACGATAATTTTACCGTTTTCTCTAAAATCACTTAAAAATTAACCCCCTATCTTGAAATGTCGGCGGCTCGCGTTGTGG